GGTGCCTCCTACAGGTACTGAGGGGGCTGAGGTGCCTCCTACAGGTACTGAGGGGGCTCCTGTAAATACCCCTGAGGAAATAGCCTTAGTTAATAGTAGGGAGAAAGTTGAGGGACAGGACTTACCCCTTATCCCACGCGATGGATCTCCCCTTAATTATGCTAATCTTCCTTTATTGGATACAAAAACTGCACAAGCTGTTGTTGATGCTTATGACAATGAAACAGGGGTTAAAACCCACTCGTCGCTTAAGAAGGCAGCCTTTACTAAATTAAGTAGTTTTAAGACTGTAGAGGACCTAGATAATTTCCTTATGGAGTACGAAAACAAGATTACAAATTTAGAGGTTGATTCAACTATTGTACGTATGTTGTTTAGTTCTGCATCCAACAAGGTTGCTAAAGCTTGGGCTAATGCTAAGACTAGAGAATCCCGTCTTAATATTTTAGCTAATAACCCAGACTTATTAATAAGCTTACGTGCTATTACTATTATGACACAACGAGGGGCAACTTCAGCAGGGCGTGTTCTAAATGCTCAGAAAATTAAAGTGGATGAGATTAACTCTATATTAAGTAGAATAATAGATTCCACTCAGGTAATTAGAAAGGTTTCTGATAAAGCACGCGCTGATGGTGTTGATGTTGAGGAAGCTATTAAAGAAGGTATCTCCGATAAAGATATGGATGCTTTAATGGAGGAGATGGCTCGTTTAATTGAGATTACAGATGGTCATAATGATGTTGTTAGTAGAACTTTAACTGTTTATGATAGAACAGAGCATTGGTTTAAAAAATTTCTTCGTGCTTCAACCGAGTCTTGGTTGTCAGCTAACTTAACCTCTTTAGCAACACACACTGGTGCTTTAGCGGGGTCTCTACTTAAAAGAAGTACCATGAAAGGGGAATCTTATTTAAATTGGTCTATTGGTAAAGCATTTAATGTTAAAGATAGACTGAAATATAATGAGATGCAGGCTCTAAATGAGATGGATTGGCATCAAAGTATCGAGACTTATAATATGATAAAGAGGATGTTGAAAGGAGGTACTGGCGAAGGTATGGAAGGTATTCTCCAGAGGGAATCTTTAGATGGATGGAATACCCGTTATGATGATGATACCTCTCATGGTGCTATTAATGCAGACTATTTGGGCTTTGAAGACCCTAAAACAAACTTTGCTAAAATTGTTAATAAGAGTTTTGATGTAACAGGTAAAATTATACGTAGTCCTTTCACAGCTTTAGCATTAGCTGATGATATCTTTAAGCGTGTATACTACCTACCACATATAAAGTATCAATTAACTAAAGAGGCCAATCAAAAGTTTCCTGATAATGATCAAAAGGAAGCACATAAGAGCTATATTAGTAAGGGTGTTGCTGCCTATGAACTTTTCTATGTGAAAAAAGGTATGCGTATTAACACTGTTAAAATACATGTAGCAGGTGAGATGGAGAAGTTTAACAAGGCAAATCCTGATGCTACTTATGATGAGATTGAGCTTGCTAAGTTTAATGCCCGTGAGGGTGGCGATGCTCTAGTAACATTTACCCCAGAAGAGCAAAAGCTGCTTGATGAGGTGGGTATTGACCAACAGATGCATGAAGCCTCTATAGGCTACACAAGAGAAATGCTATTCCAAGCAGAGATTCCTATTGATACCCATTCTGTCACAGGTAGAGCGTTAGGTGTAATTAAAGATATACGTGACGTAACACCCTTAATGCAGACTCAAGTACCCTACCTTAAAACAACCTTAAATATGGCTAAAGATACTATTCAACATATACCTCTGATGAATATGTTATCTCGTGATATTAGGGCTGACTTAGCTGCTGGAGGACCTAAACGTGTTGAAGCAGTTAGTAAAATGGTTATGGGTACTTCTATAGGGGCCTTAGGTGTGCTTCTTTATGATAATGGTTTTATTACAGCAACTACTGAAATGAAAGATTATCAAACAGACTCAGCGGCAGGTGTCCCTGGAGGTTCCTTACGTATTCCTGGTACTGATACATATATACCATTAGCTCGTATTGAACCATGGGGCTCTTATCTTAGGTTTGCTGCAGATGGTAGACATATGTTACAGGAAGCCGAGCGTTTACGTGATATTATGGATGATGCCGCTGCTGACACAGTAGATGTTAAAGATTATAATATTGTATCAGGGTGGGCCAAGGACCACGCTTTTATTATGGGAAGTTTATCTTTTAATATACTTACTGAGAAATCTGGTGCTACTAGTCTTAAGAAACTTATGGATGTTATGGAGAATCCTGAGAGTGATGCAGCAGAGCAATGGTTGTATCAGTATACTGCAGGTTTTATACCTCTACATGCGGGCATAAAACAGTTTAATGAAGATCCTGTTACGTATGAAGCTAAGACTTTTATGGAAAATATACGTAAGAAACTAGGGGTTATGTCTGAAGAGTGGGGTGATAGAGATACTATTAACTACTTAGGTGAGATAGATAACGAGTTACATCGCTTACCTGGTTTTTATTGGCGTTCTGATGATCGTAAGAAGGACGACTATGTATTATCTAAATTGTATGAGTTACAGCCTGGGATACGGAGAGCCGATGCTAAACTCTACTTTAATAATGGGGTTATTAAAGACCTTTCTTATAAGGAGGCGTATGAACTTAGGACTCTAATGGACCACCCTGAGATTAATGTACGAGCCCGTCTGTTTGAGACCATGGCTACTAAGGAGTTTCAGGAGTTACCTGTAGGTAATGCAGGTGAAAATGTGGCTTATGGTAGGCAGACACAAGTATTTGCTATACGCAATGTCTATAGCGAAGCTAAACGGGATGCACAAAAGTTATATATAAGTATTCATAAGGAAGCTCTTAAGAAAGAATATGGGGATTCTATTGAAAAATCTAGAGTTTCTTCATTACTTAATACACCAGCTATTGACCAACGTAAGAAGGTTATGTCCAATACAGCAATGGATGACTTTATACAACAATTCACTAAGGATTAAAATGAAAAAAGCAGATATAGAAAGTTTAAATGGTCTACATGACCAGATGGCAACTTACTTTACTGCGATGTTAGCCTCAGGAGAGCGTTTAGCTCCTGGGGAACTCTCTGCTGTACTCAAGTTCTTAAAGGATAATGAGATTACAGCAGACATCGTGGAGAGTAAACCAATGGCTAGCCTTATACAGAGTTTCCTAGATAATGAGGACACCCTTATGGACGATGCCCACTAATTAACAGAGGAGAGAGGGATGAACGAGAAAGAAATACAGATTTTAGTGAGGGATTTCCCTCTATTTATTGATTATGTATGGAAGAGCATAGGGTTACCTAATGCTACTCCTATACAGAAGGATATCGCTAGTACCCTACAGGAAGGTAATAGACGATTGTTGATTGAAGCTTTCCGAGGTATAGGTAAAACATACCTTACTGGAGCTTATGCTACATGGAGATTGCTGAGGAACCCTAATGAGAAGGTACTAATTGTATCCGCCTCAGGGCCTCATGCGGTCGCTATAAGCACCTTTATACATAAACTGATAGCTGAGGTACCCTTACTTAAACATTTGAAGCCTAGGGGTGACCAGAGGAACTCTGTGATGGCCTTTGATGTCGATGGTTGTCAGGGCTCAGTACAACCTAGTGTTAAGTGTCTAGGTATCAATAGTCAACTGCAGGGTAACCGTGCATCCCTATTGATTGCCGATGATGTCGAGACTAGTATCAATAGTGCTACAGAGATAATGAGAGGTAAAATACTTCAACAGATTAATGAATTTGACTCTATACTACAGACTACAGCTAACGCCAGTATCGTAGGACTAGGTACTCCACAGACAGGTGATTCTGTTTATAATAGATTTATAGATAAGGGTTTCCTAGTGCGTATATGGCCCTCTAGGGTCCCTGAGAAGCCTGAGGTATACGAGGGTAGGCTAGCACCTTACGTAGAGGATATGATAGCCACAGGGACCCCTATAGGGACTCCTACGGATACTCGATTTACCGATGAAGATTTACAAGAACGTGAGGGCTCCGTGGGTAAGACGTACTATAAGCTACAGTACCAATTGGATACTACACTTAGTGATGCGGATAAGTACCCTCTTAAACAGGCTGACATGATTATTATGGATATACCTAGGGACAAAGGTCCTCTGGGGTTATCCTATAGTAGCAGCCGTGATACCTTACTTGATATACCAAATATAGGTTTTACTGGGGATACCTTACATGGACCACAGTACATCGATAAAGAATATACTCCTTATCAATTTAGTATAATGGCAATCGATCCCTCAGGTCGTGGTGCCGATGAGATGGGGTACGCTGTAATCAAGTACTTACATGGTCGGATATACATCATGGCCTGTGGGGGACTACAGGGAGGCTACGCAGATGATAATTTATTTAGATTAGCAAGCATAGCTAAGGAGTATGCGGTTAATACTATCTACATTGAGAGTAACTTTGGGGACGGGATGTTCGATCAACTGTTACGTCCTGTACTTAAGAAGGTACATCCTGCTGGTATAGAAGAAGTAAGAAGTAGTAAGCAGAAGGAACTACGTATCATAGATACCTTAGAACCCTTATTAAATCAACATAAACTAGTATTTGATAGGTCTATGGTGAACAAGGATATCCAAGGTAGCCTAGAGAGCCCTCAGACGCTCTCCTATGGGTTAATGTATCAACTTACACATATCACACGTACTCGTGGTTGTTTACGTCATGATGATAGATTAGATGCCTTAGCGATAGCCCTAGCTGCTATAGTAGAGACAGTAGGTATTGATGCTGATGATGCTAAACGTGAGTTTAAAGAGCAGGAGCTACAGGAGAAGTTAGATAAGTTTGTAGGGGACATTATGAACCCTAGGTGGATGATGTAAGCTAGTATAGGTATAAGGTGTCCCGAGGTATATAAGAGTATACTGAGGGCTCCCCTAGGGCACCACAGGACCCCACAGGACCCCACAGGACCCCATAGAAAACTACCCTTAAGATTAATAGGAGGGGGATG